AAACGCCCTGTGACTTATTGCCCTTAGATACGTTACAGCGCTTGCAACAGGCCACCGCGTTATCAAAGCTAAGTACTAGCTCTGGAGCTTTACTAACAGGTATCACGTGGTCTACTTGGTCTGCATCTGCCCCACAGTAATAACAGGTGTAGCTATCTCTAGCTAATACTTGGTTTCTAAACTTATACCTATAAGCCCTGTTTAATCTAGGGTCACCGCGTTTAGCCATTAGTACCAACCCCGTTTCTTATGATGAGCTAAGGCTTTACACGCACTACCTTTATAACGCTTGTCTATGTATCTTAGGCCTAAGTCTATCTGTTTATAAGGGTTTGTTTCTTTCATCTTTAATAGCTGTGGTATGCCATAAGCTGTAGAGTTAGGGTTTTTAGCTTTAGGCCGCCAATTACTTTCTTTAGTCCACAGTTTTTCAATACACTTAAACTCTTTATATGAGCCTATCTTTATATGAGCATATATTTTATAAGCATCTATAGCGTTTATATTAGCGTTAGCCGGAACTTTCTGTAAAGATAGGCAGCCTAAGAATAGGCATAGAGCTAGCCCTAGATTACGCAGCTTGCCCGCGCTATCGCCCTTCGGGGCGCTGCCTGCGCGCAGTAATCGTACTGCATAGCGCAAGTACATTTCAATAATGTGGATAACTTGAACGGGGCTTCGGCGTGTTGTCCACAGGTTATTAGCCCTTGTGGATAACTTAATTGCGTACCTGCCGGGCCGTAGTTACGTCTACTAACGTTATATCTAGTAGCCCACAGCGTGTGCATTGTAGGCATTTAACGTTAGGTGGCAGGTGGTCAGATACCACGCGCTCTAGCTGCAAGGTAACGGTTTTGCATTGGCGGCAGTTAGCCTCAATATAAAGCATAGTTTTTAACCCCATTATCTAATAATTATTGGCTTAAAATATGGAAAGAAATCAGAGGCATTTACAAACACATATAGCTTTTTTATCTCATCTACTCCAGGAAAAGTATATAAAACAGGCCTTAAATCACGCAGCATCTCTACGTTTAGCATAAGTAGCCCGTCTGTATACCTTATTAAAATCCTGTGGTAGCTATCTGGTAAATCTCTATGCAGAGGCAGCGCTAGCATCTGTTGTATCTTTGTATATGGTATTGGATACGGCTCACTACTAGGTTTATCTGCCCACTTAATCTCTAAATCACCTATGTAGTTTTCACGGCCTAAGCCCTGTAATTTATTTATGTGGTAGTCAGTAAAATAAAATCTAGGCGTAGGGCATAGATACCACGGATAAATACTCATCAAGTAGGCCGCCACTCTAATTTGGCGGTCTTGGCCTTGTTGCGTTTCTTTAATTGGCTGCACGGCTGGCCCTCTCAGACTCACTTAATAGCTCATCTGGTACAGGCTCACGCTCCGCTATCGGGTCTAAGTTGCGCCCGGCCTCTAATAAAACCTCTGCGTGGTCATTAGGGCTTAGCCATTTATCGCCATACTGCCTAAGCCATATTGGCGCACATTGTTTAGCTTTTACTTTCTCAGCGCACATATAGCCCCTATAAGGCTTGCCTGTTTTGTTAGATAACCCCTCTAGTAAGACCCTATGCCCGTGTTTACATATTGGCGGCTCTGGCATTGGCTCAGCCCCTAGTTTGGCTTTTAAGGCGCTTATGCTTTCTGCCGCGGTAGGTACTGCCCCGCCTGCCCCGCGTGTCTGTAATGGCGCTTGTATGGCCTCTACCTTCTCCATATCCTGCCTTGTGGGCCTACCAACACCGCCGGGCGTTAGCAGACCTATAACGCGCCCATAAGCAGAGGTTACGCAGTTTTCTACCCAAAAATTAGCATTTACGCCGCGGTCTGACCTAACCTCTAGCGCGTAATCTACAGCGCTTGGTTTCTCATCTTCATAGTTTTTATAGGCCTCAGCTCTAATTAAGATATAGCCGTTTTTTAAGTCTATATCCTCTATGTACGCTACTAGGCGTAACCCGGGAAACTCAGCCCGGGCTCTTTTAATTCTTGCGTTTACATCTTCATAACCGTCTAGAAAGCTCATTTAGTTACCTCTTTTATGGCCTTAGCTATATTGCGCCCTCTTAGGTAACCGTCCCCGTGGCCTTCACGGTATCCCGTCCTGTAGGCAGCTAACATAAATAAGCCTACGATTAGTACGGTTAAAGTAATTACAGCTATATCAGCTAACATATTTCACCCTTTGTTAAGGCTGATTAAACTACACTAAGTAGCCCTCTCAGCGTGTAGTGAAAGTATGAGCCCTAAGACCGACATAAGGCAACGCGACACGCTAGCGCTTTAATTTGTCCTCTAAAAGCATTTCATAAATACGGTCTACCCGGGCCTCTATACGCTCAACCCGGCCTCTAAGGTTATGCCCGCCGTTACCGTCTGGTAATAATTCACTTAAATAATGTTTAACTAAATGGCGTACCAGCCCAACCCCTACCGCTGCAAGGCTACAAAGTCCTAGCGTTACGGCTAATAGGGTTTGGGCTTGACTCATTACTTAGCGCCTACGCCAAACTGTTTTTCATTAGGCTGTAGAGCCTTTACTAACGGCCCAATAAGACCGGCTAGAAAAGCATTAGCCAATATTTTAGGGTCTGTTATACCGGATATGTATAGAGCTGCAACGCTTGCTAGAGCTGCACGTCCATAGCTCCACGCAGCCGCCTCTAGTTTTTTCTTGTCCATTTTTGCTCCTAAATGCCCCTTAGTTATTTTTGAGCTAGTACCCCTACGTTATGAGTACCACTACCAGCTATAGCATAAAGCGCTTCCCGGTCTCCAATAATAATACTTAATTTATCGCCGTTATCTAGCTTAAAACCATTATCTACGGTTACGTTAGACCCACCTATATAAATAGCACCTGCACCTAAATTATGTAAATAGATATTTTGGTAGGAATTGGCAGCCGGGGCAATAATTACAGCTGTAGTACCTACAGTAACCTGTGAACTAATCGGCATTTGTTACCCCTAACTTTGCTATTAGTTTAGCGGCTTTTTTGGCATTTACCGTTATTTCAAAGTGCATTTCATCTTTACGGTTACGGTAGTCCCCGCCCCACGTCAGCCCATACTTTTTAGCTAGCGCTCTAATCATAGGTACTTTATCGGGTGGAAAAGTGCCTACAGCTGCTAAGGGGTGTTTAGTTGCATTTAGATCTATAGCTGTACCGCTGCTATGGCAGCTTAATTTATCTGTAGTACCGCGTACCATACGGAAAGCGTAGCCCCACTCATCTAGCGCGCCTTCATCTATTGGCTCTATTAGCGCGTGAAACTCAGCGGCAAAACCTACTAGCAAAGGTGCTACGGCCTCAGCACATCTAAGTTTTCTATTAGTGCCGGGTACGGCGTAGCTCTTTATGCCTATCTCTGCTGGGTCTTTACTGGCAGGCCAGCCGTTATAGCTTGTAAGCATTATTAGCCTAGTAGTAATTTTGCTTCATCTTCAGTAATGCCTAAACGTTCTAATAATGCAGCGCGTTGTTCAGCTTTTAATTGTGCCTCAGCTTGTATTGCTTGTTTAATTGCCAATTCTGCCTCATATTGGGCCAATTCCTCAGCGTTCATTTCTCTGTCTATAATTTCTTTAGTGGTTACATTATGTATGCGTATCGTTGGTTTATCCATAATTAGTTCACCCCGTATAAAAGTGCAGTACCAGCAGTAAAAGTACCTAAGCCCAATATATTTATCTGCGTAACAGCAGAGGTATTATCCCAATAGGCAGACATTAAGCCTAGATCTATATTACTTGTGCCATTTTGGCGCGTTGCACCCTGTATCATTGCATATTTCTTTGTAGCCGTACTTGCGTAATTAGGTAGATATAACTCTACTATGTTGGTCGTACCAACAGATGTATTAAAGCAATAGTGTGTAGTTATTGAAGTGCCACCTAAACCTGAAATGCTATAGCCTGTTTGAAATGCACTACTGCTATTAACTGCATAAGCAGGGTTAGTAGCATCATTATTAAAACGAAATGTTAAATTACCTGAGGTACTGCCATAACTGCCAGTAACTCTTAAAAGTAAAGATTTATACGTACCTGGTATTGAAGTTAGATTTGTTTGTGTGCCGCTTAAACTAGTGGTGCTTATTAAAGTTAAACCGCCGGCTGAAACTGTGGCCCACTTTAAGCCTGTTGCTTGTGCGCTGTCGGCTGTTAAAACTGTATCGTTTGCGCCTACTGCTAAACGGCTAAAAGTATCTGCACCCGTTCCAGCTACTAGATCACCTTTAGCATCTATTGCAGTTGCCATAGAGTTAGTAATAGTTACGGTGCCACTTGTGCCACCGCCGCTAATACCTACGCCGGCAGTAACGCCCTCTATATCGCCTGTTGCGCCGCTAGCTACCCACGCGCTACCTGTGTAATACCATAGGCTGTTATTATCTTTAGTAAATGCAAACTGCCCCTCTTGTGGAGAAGTAATGGCGCTGTTACGCGCTGCCTCTGTAGCAAAAACTAAAATACCTTGCATTAAATAGCCGTTTACGTCCGCGGCTGTTAAAACCTCACCTGTAGTAAAGGTCTTAAATCCTAAGCCCGCTGCCATTGTTCCCCCTAATAGGCCAATACGCCGGTGTCTAGCACCCCGTATATAGCTGAGTCTAGTATAAAGCCGTCTATTATCGGCTCTAGTGTGGTAAGTGTCGTTTTCCAGCTGTTAGGCGTAATTGCCATAGCTACGCCAAACACTTGTAAAGTCTTAGTTAAAGTAGATGAGCCCGGCTGGTTTGTAGTGATAGTTATAGGGTCAAAAAAATCTAGATCTAGGGCCGCGATTATGCCGGCATTATAGTTATCTGTGTATAAATCTAGGGTAATCGCATCACATCTAATAGACGTTTCTTTACGGCTAGCTACATAGGCTTGGGCGTAATCTAGGGCTACTGCATCTGTCTGCATTAGTAGGTTTTGCTGGTTATAGCTGTGGGCAAAATACTTAGCAATACTTGCTGCATCTGTGGCTACTTGCGCCGTGCCGCCTGTACGGGTAATGCTAGCTTGGTTATATATCAAAGTATCATCTAAACGCCATATAGCATCAAAATAGCCTATATTCGTGCCATTATCGTTAAACACGGTAGGTGTACCGGCTATGCTAGCTGTAGTTACCTGCCTATCTTGAAATACAAATGAGCCGCTAGGATCTACATACAGCGCCCCGTACTCACTCAAAGTACACGTTTCCATAGCTGCAAGGCTGGTACGGGCCGTGCCGGGGTCTGCCTGCAAGGTAGTTAGTCCAGCATCTACATCACGCATAGAGCTAGGCCAGCCTATCTCATCTAATATCTGGTTAATGCGCGTGCCTGATAAATCACCCGCGCTAGCCCCTGTTACTGTAGATATTTGGGCATTTTGGGCAAGTCTAAACGCATCTACCGCCGTTATTGTGGTATAAACAACGTCTAACGCATTTTTAGGCGTAGTAGTGTTATAGCTAGTAATAAACCCGCTAAATATAGGATAGATAACGCTATTGTAAGTAGCTGTTATCTGCACCTTACGCATAGGGTTAAGCAAGCCAAAATAAGGGCTGCTAGGGTTTTGTGGGTTAAAATCGCCGTTTTGGTCTACTATGCGTAAGGTAAGTGTGCCGGTCTGAAATCTATCGGCCTGTGCGTTACGGCCTCTGTTAGTTTGTATGCTATCTACTACATCTGAGACATCTACGATTACAGCCGTACTATCAGCTAATACATTTGTGTCTAATATGCCGGTGTCTAAAATCATAGCTTGTGCAAAGCTAGGCCCGGTACTAAAGTTAATTACCGCGTTAATTGTAGGTATTGGCATTATTCTATAGCACCTGCGTAAATTAATCTATTGCCGTATCTGTTATTTTGTATTACGGCATTTTGTACTACTTCAATTAGCCCGCTAGTTTTATCTACAATTTCTATGCGTACTGGTCTGTCTCTCATTAAGTAATCAGCCTCAGCGCCTATAGGCGTAGTCAATAACGCATCTACATCTATGCCAGCATTAAGCAAGGTGGCTAGTAATGCCGGTTTAAAACCCTGTTTATTTAATACTGTTGTAGGCTCTGGCTTATTTAATACTGTTGTAGGCTCTGGCGTTATTTTTGGTTTTGTGCCTGCATCTACTCCGACACCCCCGCCTATATTTATTTTTAAGCCTGCCATTTTGCCTAGTATCTCTAAAGCATCATTTAGGTTTTTTAGGTCTATAAGTTTTTTAGGTTGCATACCCTCTATAATCTTTTCAATATCTTTTAACTTAAATTGCTGGTTTTGCAGCGCACCTAGTATTGCTAACTCTTTGTTTAGTTTCTCAGCTAGGCGGGTAGCAGCTGCTACATCTTTAGCGGCTATAGCATCTTCAAGCTGTGCCATAGTTTGCTTGATAGATAAGCGCGTAAGGTCATTGGCTAGCTGTAGTTTCTGTTGATCTGTAGCCAATACGCCTAGTTTATTTATCTCATCTTGTTTAGCTAATAGCGCTGCCTGTACCTGTATTTTATCTAGGTCAAATACATCTTCACCCTTACCTAGAGCTAGGGCAGCTTTATCTAAGGCTAGTTGGTCTTTCTTTTCTTTAGTTATTTTTTGCTGTACAAGTAATGCGGCTTTTCGTGCCTTTGCTTCTTGCTCTAGTATTTTTGCTAAAATTGCTGCATCTTTTTTCTCTTTACCGCGTAAAGCTGCCGCTCTATCTCTAGCTTGGTTTAATTTATCTAGTTTATCTGCCTCTGAACCCATAATAGGGTCTAAGCCAATAAGTGCATCTAACCCCTTTAATAATAAGTTTAGAAATGGGTTTTTCTTTAGCTCCTCTATTTTGGCTTCAAACTTTTCAAAACCTGTAACAGCCTTACCTAAAGCCCTACCTATCTGTGTGCCTAGGTTTATTATCATTGTCTGGAACTCCTCTACGCTAACTCCAGACTCCTCTAGGCTATCTATAAACCCTTCACCTATTTTCTCTTTAGCTAAATCTGCCGCTTCACCTATTCTTGCTAATTTACCTGCGTAAGTATCGGCAGCGTTAGCACCTGCACCCTTAAACTTATTTTGTAAATCTTGTAGCAATTCGTTAAAGTCCATAGCTTGTAACTCAGCTGTGCTATAGCCAATTCTTAATCTAGATAGAGCTGTAGTTTCACCCTTAAACGCGCGGCCTAAAGCTACGCTTACGCTTTGTAAATCTTTACCTGTTGCAGCGCTTGTATCTAACGCCACCTGTAATAGTTTTTGGGCTGTAGTTGCATCACCGGTAGCCTGTGATAAAGCTACAAACGCATTAGTAAGCTCACCGCCGGCTTTACCTGTAGCTAGTGCTAGTTTGTCTATATACTGGTTAAGAAAAGGCGCGGCAAAACCTAGATTAACTGCGTTTAAGGTATTTTCTAATAACTTAGCCTCTTTTTGCGCTTCACTAAAAGCCTTAACTACAGACCTACCAAACGCTAAAACAGCTGCAACACTAAAAGCCTTTAGTAAAGTTTTACCTAAGTTTTTGGTACTTTTACTAAGTTTACTGGTTGCCGTTTCAGCTTGATTAAATGCCTTTTTGCCGGTGAACTCAGAGGCTATATTTACTACTACTTGTGGGTCTACAGCCATTATGCCGCCGCCTTAAAATTATTATTAAATATAATTTTAGTCTTTTCTATAGCCTTAATTACAGCTGCATTAGTTTTGCCGCCGTCCTCAGCCCACGCTCTATAGATAGCGCGGCCTTTCATCTTTCTAGACCTACGCCCCCGCCCTGTTTGGTTATTAGCATCTACTATGCGCCCTGTGGCATCTAGCGCATCTATAAACTGTTTACCAGCGTTAGGGTTTAGGCTTTGTGAGTACTGCCTGCCGGTATGTGTAGTTTTATCATAAACGCCATTTAAGTAACGGTCTACTACAGGGCCTTGTGATCTGCCGTCTGGGTTTAAGCGCCCGGCGGTTTCATAGATAGCACCGGCAGCGCTTACGTTAGCTATACGCGCTAAAGCTCTAAATCCGCTCCTATTAACTTTG